AGCTCACGAATTTATTGCTAAAATGCCTAAAGAACAAGTAGAGAGTAATCGTACTTTTATTAAATTTTGGTGTTTACCCCAAAAAGAAGTTGAGGAAAATGAAAAAAAAATTAACATCTAAATTTAATAGTAAGGTATCAATGGAGGTTATTTGTTATAAGCTAACAGAAATTCATAAGGCAGTTCAAAAAAATAGCAAGGATATAGAGGATTTAAAGCATCAAGTATCAATGGGAAAAGGTGGTATTAAAGCCATTTTTATAGTAGGGTCGCTGATTGCTTTAACACTAGGTGTGTTAAAGTTTTATAAATTTTAGGGAGATTGTTATGAAAGATTTTTTCATATTTGTAAATGATATGTGGGATGAGCTGTCACCAAGACAAAGGGTAATTGTTGCAGTTGTATCTGCAATATTTATTTTTGTAGCAGTAAGATTGATATTTTAATATGTGGTTTAGTGCAATTAAATTAGCTGTAAGTGCGGGTAGTCATATCTATAAGAAGCGTCAAGAAACAAGGATGCTAATGGCTGATGCACAACGTACTCATGCTCAACGTATGGCACGTGGTGAGATTGAATATAAACAAGCTATCACACAAAGTCATCAAGGATGGAAAGACGAATTTGTTTTAATTCTTGTATCAGCCCCAATTATGCTTTTAATATGGTCGGTTTTTTCTAATGATCCTGCTATTTTAGAGAAGGTAAATCGTTTCTTTGATCTTTTTGGAGCTATGCCTATATGGTATCAGATTTTATTTATTTCTGTTGTAGCCAGTATTTATGGCCTTAAAGGTGCAGATATTATGAAAAGGAAATAATAGATGTTGCAAATTATAGTTGCATTACTATTAATGCAAAATGTTAATTCTTTTGATGAACAAAAGAAAGAAACTCTTAATAATGTTGATAAAGTGGTGAAAGTTATTAGAATAATAAATGGTGATTGGAGGTAGTATGAAAAAAGCAAAAGAATTATGGGAATTAGCAAAAGCCCATAAGAAAATATCTATTACAGTAGCGGTAGTTATTGTTGTTATATATTTTCTAGTAAACTAACAAATAGATAATTTTTCTGGTATAAATTTTCCGCTGTTATATAGTATTAGCGTATGAGTTTTAGCGATTTAAAGGCAAGGATTAAGGAACACGAAGGATTTGTACCTAAAATCTATAAGGATCAGCTAGGATTTAAGACTATTGGATTTGGGCATCTTGTTTTAGAAACCGATAGATTTAAGGAAGGTGTGACTTATAAGAAGAAAGATTTAGAAGAAGTCTTTGATAGCGATTTTAATATAGCCAAGTCAAATGCTAATCAACTCATAAAAGGTTTACCCCTACATCATCAAGCTAAATGTGTCATCATTGAGATGGTATTCCAACTCGGTATCGGTGGAGTATCTAAATTCAAAAATATGTGGAGAGCATTAAAACAAAATGATTATCAAATTGCATCCGAAGAAATGTTGGATAGCAAATGGGCAAAGCAAACTCCGAAACGTGCAGAAGAATTGTCTAGTGTGATGAAATCTTGTAAAATTTAATTAATTAAAGTAAGATACAACCAATAGTATGGTTGTTATTTTAAAAGATATTATCATAGATAAAGATACAATTAGGGATGTACATATTAAAGATGGTGAAATTCAATATGTTGATCCCCGTAAAGAAGAAATAGAACGTATCAAGAACATTCCAGAAACAATAGAGGGCAATTAGTGAACAAAAGAATTTTGGTCATTAGTGATATGCACATACCCTATCATCACAAGGATAGCTTTGAATTTTTAACAGAAATCAAGAAAGAATATAAACCAGATTTTGTAGTCAACATAGGTGATTTACTCGATTTCCACGCCATAAATATGCACACCCATGATCCCGACCTCTATAGTGCAGGAGATGAATTAAAGGCCTCTAGGGGCTTTATAAGGGCATTAGAGGGCATATTTCCGAAGATGGTAGAGGTAGAGAGCAATCATTCTAGCTTGGTATATAGACGGGCTTTAAAATACGGAATGAGTAGAGAATTTCTAAAGGATTATGGAGAATTTTTAGGCACGAAGAAATGGAAATGGGTAGATGATTTAACTTTAACTATGAGTAATAATCAGAAATGTTTTTTTACTCACGGAAGATCAGCAGATGTATCAAAGGTATCACAAGCAATGGGTATGTCCGCAGTTCAAGGACACTACCATACAAAATTTGTTATAAGCTATTGGGCTAATCCCGATAACATTTTCTTTGCTATGAATGTAGGATGTTTAATTAATCAAAAATCTATGGCTTTTAGTTATGCAAAAAACTTTAGGACAAGATTTATAATAGGATGTGGAATTATTTTAGAGGGTATTCCAAAACTATTGCCTATGGTTTTAAATGATAAGGGTCGTTGGAATAAGAAATTAGTATAATTGAAGGGTTAATGCTATGAGAATAGTCCAATAAATGAATAGAGATAAATAAAAAAAATGAAAGTTCACAGTTTTCATTTACACCTATTCTAAAAATTTTCAAGTATTATCTTTTTTCCCTTCCTTCTTTTGTAGTTCTATTTTAATCTTTTCAAGATAGACAATCTTATCCCAACTTTCTTCTTGTGCATCATCTATCCATTGTGCAATAGACTTGGTAGCTTGTAGCATTGTCTTGCCATATTTTTTTATACCATCGTCAGATCGTTTAGCAAATCGTTTAAGTATTCCTTGAACAAGTGAATCTTTAGTAAAAACTAATTTATGAATTTTAGAATCCGACATTCATGTAGTAGTCACAAAATTCATTCACTCGGCAATAGTGCATACACCTAGTATCTTCACCTTTTCTGAATACAACTTTACATTTCACACCTTCTACCATTTTGTTAGCTTTTATGTATTGAGCCATATCTTCTTTAGTAGGCAATACTCGTTTAGCAGATTTACGACCATCAACCATTAAAGCATAGCTATCTTCTTTTCGCCATCTTTCCTTTGCAGTACAAAGGGGTAGCTTACTAGACTTTTCAGCATCTTGGTGTAATTTAATTCTAGCTTTGATATAATCGTCTTGTTCTTCTGGTGTCCATCTTCTTATAGGTATCATAACAACTTGTTTTTTAGGATAGTTATCAGATTGCATTACCCTTAATTTAGACCAATCTCTTAATATTGCCATAATTGATAAAGACCTAACCTTAACGGGTTTACTATAGCTAGTTAAAGTCTTTTGATTTTTACGACATAGAAAGTCCAATACATTTAATTGGTTTTCCCATTCGGGTTTAGGATTTTCTAAAGCATTAAGAGTAGCCCACGCAGAAGTAACTTTAAAATCTATTAATCTTCCTTCTCTTTCAAGATAGTCAAATGACCCACTTAAAGTCCAACCATTAGTAATCTTATCATCTTTATAAAATAATCTTCTTTCAGATAAATCAATTCGTTGTTTAGATCGTTCAATGATATGGTGTACGGATTGTCCTAGTAAAGCAAATATCTTATCAGATACATCTTCTTTTAATAAATCCCAATTTCGCATTTCTAAAACTCTTATTCTAGGAGGAGCAATCAAACGGGTAGCAGATATATTAGACCCTTTAGATGAGTAAGGATCGTTAGCTACTGCCCGTTCAATCGCTTTAGGGAGGTTCGATGCGTTAGTATATTCCATTAAAATGGTACAGGTTCTTGTCCAACTGTATTAGAGCCATTGTTATCATCCCCATTATCTTTATGTTCAAGACCTTCTAGTTCTTTTGAACGTAAGATAATATTTCTAATACCTTCGGATAGTTGATTAAAAGTTTCCTTCTTACCTTTTTGGAAATCATCAATAGAGAACGTAACACTTGTATGATATTGTTCTGCTATCTTATCACCTTTAGGCAAGGGCATTACCGACCCAATTTTGTTGTTTTTATTGCCTTGTATGACATTTAGTAAACAAGTGTGACCTATTAATTTACTAATATCAAAACCCTTTTTTTCAGTTTCAGAAAATGGGCGACCCCGCCAAGAAGTGAGATCAATTCCTAAATTAGATTTTTCGTGTAGTGATAAAGTATAAAACTTACTGATTGTTAGAGGTTCGGATGTTTCAC